TTTCTGGTAACAGAAGAGGACAAAAGAAAGGCATAGCCAAGACGCTCTGTAATTACTTGAGCCGTATCTTGTGCCACTCTAAGGTCTGCTTGCTTTTGGGTTTGGAGTGTAGAAACATCGTTAGCGTCACCTTGCACAATACCCCCGTTAGGGGCTTCAGCAAGGGTCTTCATTCTTGTTGTTCCATTAGGGCGAACAAGAAATAACACTTTAGCTGATGCAGCACTTCCTTCAACAATGGCTTGTGTTAGAGCTTCAAGGGACTTTAAATCCCCAAGGAATTCTTCACACAATCCACGGCCATAATCTTCACCAGAGATGGCTGTAAAACGTAGGGCTAACCAAGGTGATTTATCTACAGGATATTCACCAATAGAAGAGGGGATTTTTAACCCTTTAACTTCTTGGTGTATATGTATCCTTTCACCCACTCTACAAATGTAAGTGAAGAGGTCAAGGTTCTTAGCATCTTTATAATTAGCTTCCCCATCTACCATAGGAAGAAGCTCTAAAACCTCTGGCGGTAACATTCTAGGCGATACTGTCTCTTTGACAACAATCTCCAATAAGTTACCGTCCGTATCTCTTTTCACAACATATCTATCAAGTCGGAAGACTTTCATCTGACCTTTTCTTGGCATATGCACAAGAGCGTTTCCAGCTACGATAAGTTGTTTAAGAGCTTCAAACACAGGAACTCGTATAGCTGAAGATTCAACTTCACTCATTGCTATTCGTTCAAGTTTTGAAAGAGCTTCTTCGGCTTGTCCTCGCTTTCCACCTAGTTGTTCAAGGTCGAAATCGTCAATTGTTAGTCGGAAGAAAGGGGAGTTAGGTGGAAGTAGCGCCATTAAAAGCTTTGAGGCTAGGTTGTTAGTGCCTCTACTTCCTACAGATTGATACGGGGTATTGTATACCGTTGTTCCAGTATGCCCTTCGGGAGGCATTAACATTGGTATGGTTAGTTCAGCAGACTCTCTAGCACGATGAAGGAAAGTTTCACGGGCTGAGATGAGCTGAGTATAACGACTTTCAGCTTGTTTCGCACCAGCTTCAAGTCCATTCAAGTTGTGCATAATGGACTCTCCATTTTTAAGTTTTAAAGAAAATTACTTTGGAATGGAAAGTCCTGATCCTCCAGTACCACCAACTGACATACCACTACTGGCTGTGGGTTTTGCAGAAGTCCGTACTGATCTTTTACCAACAGTGCTTGCCTGTGTTGCTCCGGGCTTTTTCTTACCTTTAGGATCAGAAACAGCGCCTTCCATTTTAGCTTTAACTTCTGGAATTGGGGCAGCAACGCTAGGGGGTGTTGGCGGTGGGGGGTAAACGGTTTTTGAACACACTTTTGGATTTCTCCTGTAAATTAAATTAATTTCTTGGAAGAAGGGATGTTTAAACTATCTCCTATTTTAGAAAGACCACCAGTAGCTAAACCGGGGTCTTTCCGTATTCCATTGCTTTTAACAGCAAGTTTGTTTGGTTTTTTACCTGTTAAAGAAGTGACTCTCCCCACTTTACTTTCTGGTGTCTTAGGAAGTTTTACAGGGGCAGCCTTCTTAGCTACAGGTGGGGTAGGGGTTGCATAAGAGTCATCATCATAGTCCTTCATCATTCTCTTAGCCAACATCTCTGGCCCACACACAGCTAAAGCTTCTTCTTAGGGGCAACTGGAATGTTTAAACCAGCTCCACCTGTAGTGGTAGATGTTGAAAGTCCGGGGTCTTTTTTGATTCGATATTTACTTTTTCCAAGACGCTTTTTTGCAAGTTCAGACTTCTCTTTTTCGCTAACACCTTTCCTCTTTATTACAGGGATTGCATTGGATGCAGGTGCAGCACTGGGAGAGGCCGTTTGCGGTGTGGGGGGAGGTGCTGCTGATCCACCAAGACACATACGTTAATACTCCTCTAGATTATTATTTATAAGATTTTCGATGTACGAAATTACTATTCTTTTTCCTTGTGCCACTCGCAAAGATTCTAAATCAAAATCTCTCTTTGTCGGCACACTATTAGGAAACTGTTCGTTTAAATGTTCGAGCAACCAAAGTGGTACTGGTTCACGAAAATAACTTCCTTTACTGGTTACCATCCCCACTCCCCAGACATGGAAGTTGCTGAATAATCAGTAACTTTGCCCTCAAAAAAGTTTTTAACGCTATCTCCAGACATAATGTAATCAAGCCAAGGGATAGGATTTTCCTTTACCTTCCAGTTCTTTTTTAGACCTAACTGAATTAGTCTTCGATTAGCTACCCATCGTATATATTTCTTTACTTCCTTTGCTGTCAATCCTTCAATCTCCCCACCTGAAAACGCTAGGTCAATGACAGCATCTTCAAGCTTCACAGCTACTCTGAACATCTCGTAAATAGATAGTTTGAACTCATCATTCACTATCTTTGGATGCTCTTGACAGAAGGCTTTAAAGAGGTGTGTCATACCCTCAAGATGGGCTGTCTCATCTCTGATGCTCCACTCAACAATTTCTGAAGTTCCTCGTAGCTTCCCAAAGCGTTGATAATTTAATAACATAATAAAAGCACTGAATAAACTCATCCCCTCGTTTACACAAGTCTGAGCCAAAGCTCTCGCCATCCCTGCGTGAGTAGACGTGTCGTTGTCTTGCATGAACTCTATCTTCTCTTTCATCTCTTTGAATTCAAGAAACTTACTGTACTCGGTTTCATGAAATCCAAGGGTGTCGTTCAACAGGGCATACGCTCGTTGATGTATCACCTCACGGTTAGCAAAGGACAAGAGCATATGACGTATCTCATTGTTCTTAAATTTAGGGATAAACAAAGAGCAATAATTATTAGCGACTTGAGCGTCACTCTGTGTAAACAGTCTTAATATCTGTGTTATGTGATTCTTTTCTGCTGGGGTTATCACACCCGTGTTCCATTGGTTAACATCCTCTTGCAGAGAACACTCCCATTCTCCCCAGTGAATTTTCTCATGCTCTAATGCTAACTCTGCTGCCCACTCATATTTGAATGGCTTATAAACTCTTGATTCTTCCATTAACCCTGACACGCTAGACACTCCTCTTCGTAGTCTTTTAGAGCTTCACGCTCTATTCTTTGTGAAACTTTATCTGCTGATTTAGTTGATTCGGTTCTAAGGTAATAAAGCCCTTTTAATCCTTTTTTCCAAGCACTTAGGTGTACAGAATTAACGTACCCTTTGTCACTGCCACTAGGAAAATAAAGGTTAACCGACTGACCTTGGCATATCCATTATTGCCTGTGTGCTGCGTGTTCTACTACCCACCTTTGGTCAATCTCAAACGCTGTTTTAAATATTTCTTTTTCTGTCTCATCTAAACAATCAAGATGTTGCACACTACCATCGTGGAGAATTATTGATTGCCACACTTCTGGAGTGTCTTGGCCTCTCCTGCTCAATCGCTTTTCCAAGTGTTTATTCTTTATGATGTGCGCTCCTGCCCGGGTTCTATGGGTATACGAATTTGATTTGACAGGTTCTATTGAAGCAGTAGCCCCAGTGATAATTGCACTGTTAGCATTAGGGGCAACAGCAAATAAGTGAGCGTTACGCATCCCTGTGCCAATTAGGTCAGTTGGCTCACCTCTCTCTTTAGCCAATAGCTTTGACTCTGCGACTGCTTTCTCCTTCATCTCCGAAAAGATACGCCTGTTCAAAGAGGTAGCTACTGCCGTCTCCCAACTAATTCCGTTCTTTTGAAGAAGTCCATGAAACCCCATTGCACCAATACCAATACTTCGTTCAGCCAAAGCCGACTTAACTGCTCGTTGGAGAGTTGCAGGTGCTTCTGAAATAAACGCAGTTAATACGTTGTCTAAGAATCTAGTTAAATCTCTAACCATATCTGTTGATCCCCAAGACAACCAGTGTTCTAAGTTGACCGAACTCAGACAACAAACCGCAGTCCTGTCCACATCTGTAGGGAGGTGTATTTCATTACACAAATTACTGCCTCTAATCTTCAACCCTTTTTTCTTGAGAGCTTCAGGCAGATGCTTGTTTGCTGTGTCAATAAAGTTTAGGTACGGTTCACCAGTTCTAAATCTAGTCTCTAATAGACGTTCCCATAATTCTCTAGCGTCTATTCTGTCTCTCACCGTGGCATCATTGGGGTCTTTCAGTTCCCACACCACTCCATCCACTACAGCTTGCATGAAATCATCTGTAACATTAACAGCGTTGTGTATGTTTAAACACTTCCTGTTTGGGTCACCGCCTGATGGAATTCTCATGTTCACAAACTCTAGAATGTCAGGGTGACTGATGTCCAGATACGCAGCATAGCTTCCCTTTCTTGTAATACCTTGGCGATAAGCGTTCATGTCGCTATCTACTGTTTTAAGGAAAGGAATAATCCCCGGAGAAAGTTTACTCACAGCCCTAACATCACCCCAATGACCCCCAACACCACCACCTTTCACAGACAACCATCTCAACTCTGCTGAATGATCTATCAACCCCTCAAGGGTGTCAGGTACATAAGTAAGAAAACACGATATTGGTAACCCTTTATGTTTAGTGTTCGGATAGGGGGCGTTGGATAGAATAGGGGAGCTAAACATAAACCATCCTTTACTCGCATAGTCGTAGATTCTTTGAGCGAGTTTCATATCACCGCCACAATAAGCAACGGAAGCTCTAGCAAAAGCTTTTTGTGGTGTGTCTTCGTCAGGCTTTTGGTAATAGCCAACAAGAAGCGATTTGGCTTGGTCACTTAACAACCTATCTCTGGACTCATCAATCTCAATTCCGTGGTGATTCATAGTGCTGTCTCTCCTTGTTCTTCGATCAAATCATCCAAGTAAACTCTGCACTTAATTAAATCTTTAAGACCGTCTTTGTATTTCCATCGTGTGATGTACTTAACAACGTTGCCTTCTCTGAAGTCTAGTTTGTTTGACACTATGAAATCCAAGGGTTGAATGTCCCCTTGCGTGTAGTGCGATTGTTCTTTTAAAGAAGTCTCAAGCTCTTCTAAGGTGTCCATAAGTTTATCTCTCCGTTGTCGTTGTAGTCTTGAAATCTTAAAATCCTTGCAAGTCTTGCACTAACTAAAGCATCCTCTTCAGTGAGTCCTTTTTTATCAAAAGCTTCCAGCACAGCGCCCCACATTTCGTCAACCTTGCTAAGACCCTCAAGTACCTTTTCTGCACTCTTAGGGCCAATGCCCGGACACCCCTTATAGTTGTCTGTAGCGTCCCCTATCATCGCCTGTGCCATCCAGTTTCTATCTGCTGCTATCTTAGAAATCTTCTTTAAAGTTTTCCTCGCATACAGAGTCCCGGGGATAGTCTGCATATCCTTGTCTTCAGAAACGATGATTGTTTCTTTTTTGTTTGAGGGGTCTGTTTGAAGTATCCCCATGACATCATCAGCTTCAAGGTTATACAGCGTCACACAATCAAAGTTATCTTCCACTTTGCAGCGTAATGCTTTAAATCCAACAGGCTTTCTGTTGCCAACACGATTACCCTTGTATAGGGGAAACAGTTTTTTACGAAAGTTCTCAGAGTCAGAAAAAGTAACTACTACCTCGTCCCCCTCACAGGATTCTTTAGTGTGGTTGATGTAGTCTTTAAAAGCTGTGAAAGCCTCTCCAATGTCCGTGTGAATTGTCCACACATCGTTGCCCCAATCACAAGATGTTTCAAGGGAGGCAGTTATTCGGTGAACCACCAAATCACCATCTATTAAAAGCTTACGCATTAAGCACCTCGTCTGAAAAAATAGTAGGAAACTCTTCTCGGAGAACGTCAAGGCAGTCGGCAGCTACTTGCCTATGCTCTTTTTGAGTACCCTCTTTAATTCGTTCGTTGATGTAGTGAATCCAAGATCGTATCGATCCAGACATAATTAAAGTAGTAGGGGTTAGACCCTCTGGCAGTAACGCTCTTGCTACCTCTTTAGCTATACCAGCGGAGAGCATTGAGTGATATTTGGAATAGGAAAGGGCGTTGACATCCTTTTGTGCTAAGTTCCAAGCAGCCTTCACAGCGTCATCATTAAACTCGATAGAGTTCTGTCGATTCTTCTTGTCCTGAAGTCTGGCCTCTCTCATAATGAGCTTTGTACTTTCAGAGTAACGTTGAGAATATTCTTGAAACGAAAAGCTTCTGTGGCGTAGGATTTGTCTGCTAATATCTCTAGTGGTGGTGATCTCTAACTGAGCAGTGACCATCTCAAACGGTGACCAGTGGGAATTCCTGATGAGATATTTTAACAACCTCTCCACCCCGTCTTTATTGAACTGGTTATCCGGGTTGGAAATCCTAGCGCAGTACACGATCATCTCTTCGGCAGTTGTTATTCCCGATGAGAAAATGTGGTGGCTTGGCGCGGAAACTCCTATCATTCTTACTTTTGGTTTAAACATCCTTAACGTTCTCCTTTTTTAAACTTATATAAACATCGTATGAACTT